TTCTTCAGTACAGCAACGATTGACATATAAAAGTGCCACCTATAATTTAGGGTGTATTACGATTGAAAAATTATTTTCATATCCACGTCCGCCTTTATCCTTCTTATACTCAATATAGGATACTACTGATTTTAATAACTTATTTTTCTTTTCTGCAGAATCAACTTTATAATAAGATTTTATTACTTCTTCTATCTTAGGTAAAAGTTTTTCAATACGGGTTTTGTTTAACTTTGATTGATATTTATTTAACTCTTTATTTGTAGAATTGATTTTATCTTTTATAACTTTAGTGCGTTTAGAAAATTCTTCAGAACTATAAATTCCCTGTTCTACAAGTTCGTAAGCTCTATCTAACTGCTTATTATATTTTTCTAAATCTTTAGAAAGCGATACAACCATAATATTATCCCCTTCTTCAGCAGGATTATAGGTTGCTAGGAGCGTTTTTTGAGTTGAAACATATTCTTGTAACCCATTTATGATTTCGGCTTCTACAGAGGCTAAATTAGCCCCTATATTTATGCAATGATTTTTAGGACAAACTAATGTGTCTTCGTGTGGCTCAATTATATTTTCTTCATAAGTCATTATTGCTTTATCAAATTCAGAAGTTTTAATGTTTAATAGTTCCTTCAGGCTTTCCCATTTATCGGCGTGTGGCATACTAAACTTTTCTTGCTTAGAAGCAAACCAATGATCTACGCAATTTTTACTAACATTTAGTTCTCTGGCAATATCATTAAGGCTAAAATTTCCTTTATGTTCTCTTAAACACAGTCTGAGTTTTTCTTTATCTATCTCATAAACTCGTCTTAATTTTGGCTTTTGCTTTTTATTTTCATAATAAGGTCTACGTTGCATTGACCGACCACAGTAAGCACATTTTAATATAGTTGCCAAAGGGTTTTGTAATTCCATTCCACGTTTTGTACTAGCATTTTTAGGCTTTATTTTTTGGACTATATCAAAAGTTTCTTGGTCTACTATTGCCTCGTGTAATCCTTCAACTAATATAATATCGCTATTATTTCTTTTTCGGGTCTTAACTATTTGGCCATTAACCAATTTTTTTTCAGTTTTGTTACTATTCCAACGTATCTTTCCTAAATAGATTGGATTTGATAACATTCCCTTTATAGTAGCTGGAGTCCATACGTCAGATTTTTTTGGCTTAAAGTCTAGAGTATTTAACCAATTACAAATAATATCGTGGCCTAATCCATTAGCCCTTTTTTTAAACATTTCCTTAACTACACTAGCTTCTTCTGGTATTGGTTCTAAAGTAAACCCTTTAGTTTGTTTTAATTTTATTTTTCTATAGCCAAACGGAGGTTCTGAAGCACAATATTTTCCGTCTAAAATATTGGCCATTCTCCCACGTTGCATACGTCTATTTATGGTTTTGTATTCTCTTCTAGACATAAATAGTCCAAACTCAAAGTATTCTTCGTCTTCTTCACTATTAGGGTCGTATATCTTATTTAGTGTAATTACTTTAGTATTAGAGTATTTTAGCGTTTGTGATACGATTCCTTGGTCTTTAGCGTCTCCTCTAGTAAGACGTTCTACTTCGACTACTAGAATGCCGTCAACTGTGCCAGTTTCTACCTCTTTTAATAATTTTTGTATTTCTGGTCTATCTTGTATTGATTCACCAGATACCACTTCTTTATAAGTATTACGAATTTTAATTCCTAATTGCTTAGCCCTATCTTTTAAGAATTTTTCGTGTTGTTTTAAAGTATCAAACTTTTTTAAACGTTCTAATTCCATATCGGCTCTAGATTTTCTTAAATAAGCGTCATATATTCCATTTGGATCTAGTTTAATGATATTAAGCATTACTACACCTCCTTATCTCTCATAATTTTATTTACTTCTTTTTCAAACTCACTAATTTTAGATATATCATAGTTTTTTAAATGTCCCAATTTATAATGTAACAGCTCGTGTTCGAAAGGCTTTTTCTTTCTCAATATCGCTTAACGATTCATTAACAACAATATAGATATTATTGTCTAATTCTAATATAAATGCTCTAATTTTATCTGGTAATGGCATAAATTTTAGTTTTAAATTATATTTTTTAGCGATTGAGTACAGCTTTTCGGACACAACAATACCTCCTAAGACACGGGTACTGCAATATGTCTATTTTTTACTTTCTTTATCTTCTTTTTTTATTATTGTAACAATATCTAAAAATTGGTTTAGTTCGGAGTCGTCTAAGTCTCCAATCTTATCGAAAAGAACTTTTACTTTTTCATTTTCTATTAAATGATTGTATTTTTCTATTGTTTCTGGATCATATAAAGATTTTTCTTCTTTACCTAATAAATAATCTGTCGTTGTATCTAATGTTGTCGCAATCTCTGCTAAAATGTCAGGTCTAGGTTTTTGCAAATTATTTATGTATCTAGAAACGGCAGCTTCTGTTATCCCAACTTTTTTTGCAAGTTGTCTTTGTGATATATTATTTTTATTTAATAATTGTTGCAATCTATTACCAAAATCGTAATCCATATTTTCTCCCCTCCAATTACCGATATTATAACACTTATGACAAAAAAATAAACAAAACTTACTAAAATGATAAATAAAGTGTTGACAACTTACTGAAATAGGTATACAATTTAGGCATAACTTACCGAAATAATAATTTTTGGAAGAGATAAGGAGGGATATCATGAATACATTATTGTTAGTCTCTAAAAGAAAGTTAAAAGGCTACACGCAAGAACAAACAGCAAAGTTATTAAGCTTGTCTAGCGTTCAATATGGTAAAAAAGAACGTGGGGAAAAAACGTTCGATACAGAAGAAATAAAAAAATTAAAAATAATACTTACCTTATCCGATCAGGAAGTAATTGATATTTTTTTTAAAAAATAACTTACCAAAATAATAATTTTTGGGTAAGACAATAAGGACGAACGTCTCGAATAAGATTAACTAGGAGGGTAGATTATGAAAGTTAATAAACAAGATATAAAACCAAAAGTAACAATCGTACTTGATTGTGTACCTACTAATATTGAAGAACGAAAAAATAATATTAAAAAGTTTTTTGACGTTTGTAACGAAGTAATAACAGATCCTAGTTGTTTTTACACTCAAGAAGAAATAGAAGAATTAAAAAACAATTCCAAAAAGCAAAAGGAATTGAATATAAAGTTTATTTAAAAAAGGGAGAAAATTATGGAACTAACTAAAAAAGATATAGATAAATATGTCGAAAAAAAAGAAAAATTAGAACGTACTTTAGCCGACGAAATGGCTTTCGGAAATCCTAGCAAAACTACTTTAAGAAAAATAGAAGAATTTAATAGGATTATAGCTTATGACGAATTAATTGACTTATTAAAAGAATCAAAAAGAAAAATAAGTTATTATGAGACGCTTTTAGAACGTCATAATATCAGTTATTTAAAATAAATTAATTAACATTTAAGGAGGTGGTCGTATGTGATTATTGAAATGCTAAAACATTAAAGAGGAGGTGGAAATGTGAAAGCAAAAAGAAAAGTAAATTGGCTAGCTGTAATAGAAATTGCAATGTTTTTAGGGAGCCTAGTCTTAATAATTCACGATTTATTTATGGTAACAGTATACAGTTGGTTTAATTCTATAACTGTAGGCTGGACTTGGTTTGGAATAGGAACTTTCTTTATAGCTATTATGGTAGCAGATGTTACTTATGAAGATCTAGAAGAGAGAGCTAATCGACCAATAAAAAAAGAGAGAGTTTAAGGGCACATCTCTCAATGAATATTTTGCTAAATATTCACTCTACCATTATATCAAAAAAATGGATTTCTCGCAAAAGGTGGTGGTATTTATAAACGGAAATTGGATTAAATTATTTAACAAGTTTATGTATTGGGAATGGTATAGAGACCAGAACACGAAAAGTTTATTTATACATTGCCTGCTAAAAGCTAATTGGAAAGACGGGAGATTTGAAGGTGTAAATATTAAAAGAGGGAGTTTTGCAACTTCCCTCAACACCTTACAAAAAGAATTAGGTTTGTCAAAGCAAGAGGTTCGCACAGCAATAAAACACCTAATTTCAACACAGGAACTAACACAGGAACAACACGGAAAATTCTCAGTAATTACGGTAAAAAATTATGAATTATACCAACAGGTTAACACATTTTGCAACACAGAGCTAACACAGGAGCAACACACTTCTAACACAGAGCTAACACCAATAGAAGAATATAAGAATAATAGAATACTAGATAATAGTGTGTGTAATACGCAGGCAAAAGAAAATTTTGTTTGCCACTTAGGCTGTAAGTATAAAACGATTAATTGCAAAGACTGTATGAAGAAATATGTTTGTCCTTTACCAGACGATTCAAGTTTTAAAGCGATAACTGGGAAGACATTCTACGAATATATGGCGGAGATAGAAAGTCGTAAAAAATCTTTAGCACAAGAGCAAGAAGTGAAAAAGAAATCTATTAAAGACACTTTCTTCGAATTAGAGGATTACGACTACTTAAATGATAGCGAGGGGGAGATAAATAATGAATCGTGAAGAATGGCTTAAGGAACGTAAAAAAGGTATAGGTGGTTCAGATGTTGCTTGTATCTTAGGTATGAGTCCTTACAAATCTAATGTAGAGCTTTGGGAAGAAAAAGTAGGAATTAGAGAAACTGAAGATATTTCAAACAAAGACTATGTTAAAAATGGAATTGAGAGTGAAAACTTATTAAGAATGTTATTTGCTATAGATTATCAAGAATATGAAATACTCCACGAAGAAAACGAAATAATTCATAACAAAGAGTATCCGTTCATTCAAGTAAGTCCAGATAGTAGGTTAATCGAAAGAAAAACAGGGAGAAAAGGCTTTTTAGAAATAAAAAGATGTGAAATTATGAATCATAGACAGTATGAAAAATGGCGAGACGGAAGTATCCCACAAAACTACTATCTACAAACATTACAGTATTTTCTAGCTGACGAGGATATGGACTTTGGATACTTGAGGGCATATCTTATTAGGCATTTAGCTGACGGTAAAGTAGTTCGGGAAATAAGAGATTATGTTATAGCAAACAGTCGTAATGAAGTACAAAACGATCTTGATTACCTTAAACCAAAAGAAATAGAGTTTTGGAGCTATGTTGAAAACAAAATAAAACCAGCTCTAATACTTCCAGAAATATAGGAGGAAAATATGGAAGAAAATAAAGTCGCAACAAGTCTACAACTTGTTATTAGCCCATTACAAAAAATGGAAGCAATTAAATTTAACTATGAGGAATTAAAGGCAGGCTTAGAAAAGAGTTTAGCAAAATATAAAAATGTCATATATACAGAAGAAACAATAAAGGAAGCAGAAGAAGATAGAGCTAAGCTTAATAATCTAAAAAAGTCATTAAATACCGAAAAAATAAAAATTAAGAAAGAATTTGAAGTACCTTGCAAGGAATTCGAAAATAAGGTTAAAGAGCTTATAGAACTTATAGATCAACCAGCAAGTGAAATTGATAAGCAGATTAAAGCTTTTGAAGAAAAGACAAAATCAAAAAAGAAAGAGGAAATAAAGACAATTTATGAAGCAAATATTGGCGATTATGAAAAACTTATTCCTCTAGAGAAAATATATGATTCGCGTTGGGAAAATAAAACTTATAAATTAAAAGACATTGAAAAAGAAATTAAAGATATTGTTGAGAAGGCTAATAATGATATTGCTGTAATAGAGTCTTTAAAATCTGAATTTGTATTTCAAATTAAAGATACATATTTTACTGCGCTTGATTTAGGAAAGGCTTTAGTTGAAAAAGAAAGACTAGAAAGACAAAAAGAACTATTAAAACCTAAAGAAGAAATAGTAGAAAATGTTGTCGAGGAGGTTCCTAGCAATGAAAATATTACAGAGAAGTCAAAAGCGAATGACGACGCTGTAGATTCAATAATTTATGCCGTAGACATGAATGAGGCAAAAGAGGAAAAACGTGTAAAAATAACATTTACTGTAGAATGTACTGAGTCTCAATTATTAGCTTTAGGACAATATATGAAGGATAATGGAATCAAGTATGGGAGGGCTGAATAATGGCTGTAGCAAATAGATTAGCCCCAGCACCTTCTGCTTCCAAAACTCCTGCTTCTCAAAAACCTAATAAAACATTTACTGATTACATATCAGGGGAAACAATTAAGAAAAAAATTATTGGTATGGTTGGCGAAAAAAATAGTCAACGTTTCATTACAGCAATAGTAAGTGCTGTTTCTAATAATAGAAATTTAGCACCATGCACCCCAGGAACAATTATAGCTGGTGCATTGTTAGGCGAAAGTCTAAAGCTAACACCTTCTCCTCAATTAGGACAGTATTATTTAGTGCCATACAAGATAAAAAGAAAAGACGACAATGGAAAAGAATACTGGGAAGATGTAGCACAATTTCAACTTGGCTATAAAGGATACATTCAGTTGGCCATAAGAAGTAATTATTATAGGGATTTAGATGTTTTAGAAGTAAGAGAAGGAGAGTATCTTGGAAGAAATAGATTAACGGGTAAACATCAATTCAGTTTTATTTCGAATGAAGAGGAAAGAAATTCTAAACCAGTAGTAGGGTATTTAGCATATTTTGAATATACCAATGGTTTTACCAAGACCATATATTGGACAAAATCTGATATGGAAAAACACGCTATAACTTACTCAAAAGCCTATGCTTCAGATTTGGAAAATAAGACAAGTTATAGCTTTTGGTCTACGAAATTTAATGATATGGCATTTAAAACTATGATTAGACAATTATTATCGCGTTGGGGAATTATGAGCATTGAAATGCAAATAGCTTACGAAAGAGATATGGCCGTAATCGATGATAACGAAAACTACGAGTATGTTGACGCAAATGATAACGCAAACATATTAAATGCTATTCCTGAGGAAACACCTCAATTACAACAAAATCAAACAACTAATGCTATAGATCAATTCTTTAATTAATAGAAAGGGGAATTTATTATGTATATCGTAAACTTAAATAGTATGCGAGGACAAATTAGCACTTATCTAGAAGACGAAAAGAAACTAATCAGAAAAAATTATAGAAAATTAGATACGACGGCTAAGTATATGAGTAATTTGGAAATTTGTTTTACCAAAGATTTATTAAACCTAATAGACGAGTATCAGAATAAAGTAAATAGCATAACGGATATGCTTTTGAATAAGGAGGTAAAAAGTGAATCTAGTAGTACAAACAGGAAGGCTTGCTAGAGATGTTGAAGTTAGATACACTCCTAGTAATAAAGCTGTAGCACAGTTTTCTATAGCTGTTAAAAAAAGCTTTCTCAAGGAAAATGAAAAAAATACAGCTTATTTCTTTCCAGTAATAGTTTGGGGAACCCAAGCTGAAAATTGTAAAAAATATTTAGTTAAAGGCTCCCTTGTTAATGTTATAGGAGAGCTAAGAACCAGAAACTATGAAGCGTCAGACGGAAATATAAGATATGTTACCGAAATAGTCGCTAATAGAGTAGAATTCCTAGATAATAAACATAATGAAAACAATGTAAACATAGAAGAAAATCAAGAAAGGGCACAATCGTCATTGTATGATAACGAATCGGTTTTGCAGTTAACTGACGACGATTTACCATTCTAGTGATTAAAAGTGATTTTGAAAACTTCCAAGAAATAAGAGAAGACTGTCAGCAATATAACGACTTAGCAGAGAAATATTTATCAATGGATATGTCAGATCCGACCATTTGTTTTGAAGTGAAGTTAGAAGCCTGGGCTTTAGCACAACGCTGGAGCGATATAGCAAGTATGGCAAGTAAAATTGCACGCCTTCACGGTTCGTCTAAAACCGACTTTAAAGATTGGTCTTACCAAAGATATAGACAATTACAGTATATGCACGAAGACGCACGAATGATGTGGAATAAAGCAGAGGAAGAATTAAAATTTATAACTCGCTTTGAAAAATATGGAGTTATTGGCCGTTGATAAGAACTAAAAGATTGAAGTCAAAACGTGCAAAAGCTACAGATATCACTCCACAAGTAAAATTGGAAGTATGGGAACGTGATAAAGGGCGTTGCGTTGTATGTGGTAACTATTACAATGTAATGCCTAACGCTCATATTGTTCCTAGAAGTAAAGGCGGTATGGGAATAGTTACAAATATTGTTACATTATGTACGAATTTAACAGAAAATAAGTGCCACCATTATTATGATAACGGTACTAAAGAACAGCACGAAAAAATAGATAATAAAATTGTTGCTTATATGAAAAAATGCTATGGCGACAGTTGGCGCAAGGAAGACCAGGTGTATAGAAAATATGGAAAATAACGAAATTTATTTATCCAAAACAATAAACCAATTAAGAGAGGTAGCTACGGAAGCCTTAATGCCAGTAATGGAAGCTTTAAATAGTATAGTTAAAAGAATATCAAGTATATTTACTGACACTTGGAATCAATTAAACTTGGGATTTAAGAAGCAAATATCTAGAAAACGATTTATAAAGCTTTTAATGAGTCAGGGAATTCAAAGAAATACAGCAACTAAAATCGCTGTAAAAATTCATAATGTCAAAGGCAAGTATACACTTTGGGATTATGTGTTAGTAATTAGAAATAAGGAGGAATATAAATGTTAAAAGAATTAATGGAAGAACAAAGAACTATCGAACTTGAATCAATAGGTAGATTAATGGACTTAGAAAAATTTCTAACCAGTGAAAATAAGGAAATTGAAGCTCAGGGGAGCGAAGAGTGTATGGCAGATGTTATGAAACTTAATTTAGAACGCTCTAAAATAATACACGATTTGATAATCAACATTTCCAGAATTATAAAAGGAGAAGATTAAAATGGCTTCAATAATTAGAAAGATAAAAAGAAATAAGCAAAGAAAAGAAATTTTCAGCAAATACGGAAAAAGAGCTAAACATTCTTGCCCTAAATGTGGAAAACTAACTTTATTTCAAAGAAAAGGTAAAGATATTATATGCGTACAATGCAAGGAGGTGTTAAACAAATGAATATTCTAGAATTAATAGCAGTTATATTTATATCAATACTAGTATTTCTACTTATTATTAGCTTCTTTATAATCAAATTTAAAATTGTTGAATATGAATTAGCAATCGAAGATCTAACAGCTTTAAATGAGGAACTAACTGATAAGTACAATAAACTAAAAGTAAAAAAAGCCAGAAAGAAAACATCAACTAAGAATAAGAACTTAGGAGGAAAAAATAGTGCTAAATAATGGAAGAAAACTTGTAAATAAGATTAGCAATTTTACTAAAAATGATAAATTCAAGACAGGCATTACAATGTTCCTTCTAGCTACAACAGTCTCTGGAATCATATGGGCTATAATAATGAATTTTATTATTGAAGATCTAAGTAGCAGAGTTAAAGAAGAAAACTTGAAAAGCACCCAATTAAATGAAGTAGTGGATTATTATCGTGGCGAAGCAAATCGCTACAAAATGATTAGTGAAGAATATTACGAACTATTTAGAAGTTGTCAACAAAAGGAGTAAGTAAAAAATGCTAGTAGTCGATATTATGAAAACTGATATAGCGTGTAACTTGTATAAATAGGAGGAAATATGGATTTAGAAGAAAAAAGGTGGTGCTATGGTTGTGGGGAAACTAAACCACTAATACCGCAATATTGGGCTTGGGCTAATAAAGAACATACAAGATTTAGAACGAAGTGTCGAGCTTGTACTAATTTTGATAGCAAAATATCTCATAGAATACACTATGAAGAAAGAAAACAAAGAGCTCTATCGAGACAAAGAGGTGTTATTAATGAATGATAATAAAAAGAATTATGAAAAAATAGAAAAATTTTATAAATATTACCATTATGATATGGAAAAAATAAAAGAAATAATATCAAAGGACGTTAGAACCTTAAATACTGAAGAGTGGCGTACTTTAATCCAAATGATATATTCAGATAAAATGATAGCTTCAGGATTATTTCAAGCAATATTAATATTTGAAATAGAATCCAATGGAAAAAGAAAAGACCCACCTATAGAAGCTTACGATTCTGTAGATCAAGTAAAAGGTATAGGCGATTGTTTAATATTTAAAATTATGGATTTTATAGAATCTAATAGCTGTTTGAAATTTAACGATACCTGGTATTCAATTAGAAAAAAACTAGAAAGTAGTTGGCACAGTACATTAAATTTAAAGCAAGGAGGCTTAAATGAAAGCAGTTAAAACACCAACAACAAATCGAATATATGTGGCCGAAGGTTGTAACGATTTACCAGCGACAGTTCACAAAATTGGAAACGAAACCTATACTGAAGCTTGTTTTGAATTAACACCTAATGAAATATCTAAAATTATAGAAACTAGAAAAATTTATTATTCAGTTTTAGGCAGTAGCATTATACCTATGATGTTACATACAGAAAGTTTAGTGTCTGAAGAAAAGACGGTACATAAATGATATTAGTTTTAACACTTTTTATAATAGCAAGTATTGCATTTCTAATATCTTGCTTAAAAATTTCAAGCATATGTGAGGAGGAAGAAAGTATGTTTATAAACGAAAATGAATATAAAGAGGCAATTAATGGAAAAGATACATACAAGGTAATTGCAAGAGATTTACTTAACGGCTCCAATGTTTTTATTGCCTGGACTGATAATGAATTTACTCACTATGATATTTTATTCACTTATAAGGCTGTAGGAAATAGAGGTTTTCAAGGCGGATTAAGACCTTCTGATTTATTTATAAGTGTTATGGGTATCGGAAGCTTTGGCTTTAAAATAGATACATATAAGTCAGTAGGCTATATAGCTGAAAAAATATTTAGAGGAAGAATTGATTCCAGTGTAAGTGCATTAACAGAATTAATTAACGGGGTTTTAAAAGAAATGAGGCAATTATATGATACTAATTAAACTTATAGGTTACATAATTTTAACAATAATAATACTAATTTTGCTAGCTTTTCTTGCTTGTATGATTCAGTCATTCTATATAACATTTTTACTTAAAAAGAAAAATTTTAAATATAAAAATGAAAACACGGAGAACAGAAAATGATTGATACAGAAGACTTATCTAGTTACTATCCAGGCTATGACGAATATTGCGAATCACACGAAGAAAACTACGACGAAGATTACAATGTGGACGAAATAGTTGACGAAATGAGGATAGCAGAATTTGAAAAAACAAAAGCAAAGAAAGAAACAAGTTTATTTGAAGTTATGTTTACTCAGGGGGAAAACGACGGACAATTTCAAATTTCTACATACCATAATGAATTTTTAGAGCGAATTTGTAAAAAGGATCCTAGTACATTCCTAGCGATTAAAAAGACAATAAATCAAGCTCTAGAGAATATAGAATTAAAAGTAAAGGAGAAATAATATGGAAGCTATAAAAAATGAAGCACCAGAATTAAAAAGAAATGTATATGAATTAATGATAGTTGTAGCTGATTTAAACGAAGAAGATAATACAGTTACATTTAGATCTAAAACTAATGAAAACATTTTAATTAATATGTGTAAAACTGATAAAGAATCCTGGAATGCTTTTAAAAGAGTTATATCAAAAACTTTCGAGGCATTGGAAGAAAAATCAAATACAAAAGAATAATAAATAGGAGGTAGAAATGGACAATTATTATAAGCAATTAGCAGATTTGCTATGTGCTAGAGAACGTTTAAACACCTTAAGAGATAGAGCTGACGAACTATTTAACAGATATTTCCCAGTTACAGCAAAATTTAAAGAAACCGCAAGTAATGGCGGGGTTCAAGCTGATAAAATGATATGTTATTTATCAGAATTAGAGAAAACAGGATTAGATACTGAAATGAAGCAAGTTATTGATAAGGTAAACAAACTGCAGAAAAGTATTTATCGTATGGAATTAATTCTTCAAAATGTCGAAAACATAGCAGGAACAGATAATTTAGAGTATAAAGTTCTTAAGTTAAAATACTATGGAAATAGAACATTTACACTACAACAAATAGCTGATAGACTTAACTACTCATTGGATAGAGTAAAACAGGTAAGTGCTGAAATAGAAAGAAAATTAAAAAGTAATTATTACACCAAAAATACACTAAAAAAATGCTAAAATGATAATGTGGAATAATTAAAAAAGGCTGACTGGTTGCCTTCTTAAAAGAAAAAATCAGTCTTACATCTCGGTAGCGGTGTGATAGACGCATACAGGTTCCATATTCCTGTGGATAGGTTCAATTCCTACTACCGAAACCATTGATTTATATAGTGAGCTGATCACTCACATTAATATAAATAAGTTTTTACCATTTTTGTCTTGGCTAGGGCAAGCTTACGAATAAAAATGTCTGAGATTATTTTGCTATTTCAAGTAGGAAAATTGATGTATCTATTGCAAGCAATCAATAGAAGCCCAGTTTATGCTGATATGGTGGAAAAGAGACACGCCAGAAATGGTGGGTATTCCATAAGGAACCCGTGGGAGGTTATAACTCTCTATCAGCTCCAATATGCTATTATTCCTTATACATAGATAGACAAGAAAGCGAATCCCCTTATCACTCCTTTCTAGCTCTGGCTTATCGGCTTATAATTGATAAGATACGTTAAATACGTATTCACGTAGACGAACATGGAGCTACGTTGGTTGCAACCAGTGCACGCTAAGCTATTAGTTGTAATCCTATGTAAGTTAGCGTAATGGCTAACCAAGGTTATTGCATAGGAAAATAGTATTAATGGGTAGTAATCTAATAGTAAGATACCGTTGAGCAAAGGATTTTAAAACCACGGTTATACATAGTGTGATTCTATGTCTACCCACAAAAGCTAGTTCCACACACTAGCCGACCCCTTTTTATTCTTTTTACGCTACTTAATTCGTAGGTAGCGTACTACTATTTATTATGGCTATAGTTGTCATACTCAAAAATTGGTTAAAGTATAAGCCTGAAAAACTTATAGTAATATATATTAATGGCCGAGATAGAACCTAGCTAACAACTATCTAGGAAGTCAGCATAAATATTAGTACGGTATCTATGAATAGATATAAATAATAGGAGGCTATAATAATGAGTCAAAATGATTTTGTATGGAAAACAAGCCACGGAGAAATACCAGTTGGTACTATCTTTGAAGTATTGACCAAAGAGGGTATCTCATTGGGAAAAGTTCGTATTGAAGAAAATAATAGTTTAACATACTTTATGCCAACAATACCAGAAGACTTCTTAGTATCAGAAGAAGTAGGAGATTATATCTTTAAAGAAATAAAAGAATAATAATAGATACTATCCTCAATCTATAAGCTATAAGACATTACAATTAAACGTAGTGTCTTTTTTTATAAGGAGGCGTTGCGTATGAGAGAGCGATTAAATGAATTATGATAGTTATATAAAGAAATTATTTATTATTCTTTCCCAGAGTGGCAAATATAAAGATATAACTATTACAACTTATGAAAAGTATAACGAGGAGTACAAATCAATCAGTAGAAGTGTATTACTTCAGTACAAGGAGCCAACCAGGGGTAAGAAGAACGAGTATTGCCAATATAAGGAGTGGTTCAATAGCAAAAGAGAACTTTTAAAGAGGTTAAATGAGTTATGGCAAAAAGGAAAACTGACAAAGAGATAAAGAAAATTATAGCTTATTATTTAGATTGTAATAATTATAGTGAAACAGCTCGTAAATTCGGTATGTCTGATACTGGTGTAAGAAAGTTAATAGATAGAGAAGCCAACAAAGAAAGTACGAAGTTGTTAGAAGAGAAAAAAAATAATAATACTCAAGAAGTCATACAAGATATGGACGACCGCAAGGAAACCGTTAAAAGATTAATGGGAAAGTTACTAAATGCAATAGAAGATAAAGTTGATAATATAGACGCATTTACTACAGTTCGAGATTTAGCTATGGCCTATGGAGTAGTTGTGGATAAAGAATTTAAACGACAAGAGTTAGACTTAAAGAAAAAAGAAATTGCGTTAATGGAAAAGGAAATGGAAGGAGATTCCAACTTAAATGGTTCTATCATAGAAGCTATTAAAAGTGAAATGACTAATATTTGGGAGGACGAAGATGTTAAAGATTCTCAAAAAGAAACTTAGTAAGCCATTTATCTGGAGTCCGTTTTCAAAAAAGCAGTTAAAGATATTATCTTGGTGGTGTGAAGGAAGTCCATATAAAGATTATGACGGTGTGATAGCAGACGGTGCAGTTAGATCAGGAAAGACCATTTCAATGTCTCCGTCTTTTATTTTATGGGCTATGACATATTATGACGGTGTAGATTTTGCTTTATGCGGTAAGACAATAGGCTCTTTAAGGCGTAATGTGATTAACACCTTAAAAAAGCAAATACTTACTTTAGGTTATAACTATGACGAAAGACGTACTGATAACCTAATTATAATTTATAAGGGAGATAAGTATAACAACTTTTATTTATTTGGCGGTAAAGACGAATCTTCACAAGATTTAATACAGGGTATGACACTAGCAGGTGTCTTTTTTGACGAAGTAGCACTTATGCCTTATTCGTTCGTAGATCAAGCTATGGCCAGATGTTCTATTGAAGGTGCTAAATATTGGTTTAACTGCAACCCAAAGAACCCAAATCATTGGTTCAAAACTGATTTTATAGATAAGGCTAAAGAAAAACAGTTTCTATACTTGCATTTTACTATGGACGATAATCTTACCTTATCAGAAAAGGTCAAACTTCGTTATAAGAGAATGTTTGTTGGAGTTTTTTATAAACGAAATGTTGAAGGATTATGGGTTACTGCTGAAGGAAGAATTTATACAACATTTGACCCAAGCAGGATAATTAGCTATAAAGACTTTATTATGAAATACTCTAAAGATATTGTAAATGCCTATATAGGCGTCGACTTTGGTGGAAATAAATCGGCAACATCATTTACATTAACACTTGTAACTAGAGGGTTTAAAGACATTATAATAGCTGACGAGTGGTATCACAAAGGCGAATTAACGCCTAAACAATTAGAGGAAAAGTTTGTTGAGTTTGTTACTTGTTCTTTTAGTAAATATCCACAGTTGCACGACGTTTATTGTGATAGTGCCGAGCAATTACTTATTAAAGGTTTGAAAAATGCTCTATTAAAGGCTAAATATATAGATAAAAACGGCCAAGTAAGAGGTTATCCTATAATGATACATAATGCTCTGAAGAATGAAATAATAGACCGTATAAGATTTACTACAGCAATGTTCGGACAAGAAAGATTATGGATTGTTGGAGAAAAATGTCCTAATACTATATCGGCATTTGACAACGCAGTATGGGACGAAGATAAAATGGAAGATGTTAGACTTGACGACGGAAACTACAATATTGACTCATTAGATAGTTTTGAGTATTCAATAGAAAAACAAATAAAAATAATTTTAAGATAATAGGAGGTAATAAAATATGAATATGATTATAGATTATTTAAAAGGTTTAGGTTACAACATAGATCAAGAATATTACAGCTATATTAATCGCTGGAAAGAGTGGTACTCTGGCAAGGTAAAAGCATTTCACTCTTATACACAATATAATGGCCACAAAAAAATTCCAAGAGAAAGATACACCTTAGGTATGGCCAAAAAAGGTTGCGAAGACTGGGCTAATAAATTGCTAAATGAAAAAGTTACAATATCAACAACAATGCAAGAATTAACTGACAATATATTAGAAAGAAATAATTTCTGGCTTAATGGTAATCAACTTATAGAAGAATCGTTCGCATTAGGAACTGGGGCTTTTGTCGAATATAAAACACCTGCCTGTCCTGTAATTGATTATGTTATAGCCCCTATGATATTCCCTTTAAAATGGAAAAAAGGAGAAATTATAGATTGTGCTTTTGCTAGTGTTATTGAAACTGGTTCTCAAAAACAGTTTTATATAAATATTCACACTAAGCAAGGCGAAAGATATCGTATTGAAAATAAAATGATTATTTCTAACAATGACGGAACATTTAAAGTAGGCGAACTTCCAAAAGATGTAATGCCCGTATACTATAGTGATGTAAAATTATTTCAAATTATTAAGCCGAATATAGTTAACAATATCCGCTTAGGAAGTCCTATGGGTATTTCAATATTTGCAAATGCAATAGACGAGTTAAAGACAATAGATCTTATTTATGACAGTTATCGAAATGAATTTAGTCTTGGCAAGAAGCGTATATTTGTTAAAAGTGGAGCTCTAAATGTTGATTTAGAAAACGGAGATACTGCCCCAGTATTTGACGAAAATGATGTTGAATTTTATGCTTTGCCAGACGAAGACGGCACAAATATGATAACTGAATCTAAATTTGATATTAGAGCAGACCAACACGATACAGGTTTACAAACTAACTTAAATTTATATGGAAAAAAGATTGGCTTCGGAGATAATGGCTATAAATGGGAAAAGGGTCAAGTAAAAACTGCAACTGAAACCATTAGCGATAATTCAGAAATGTTTAGAAACATTCAAAAACACGAGGTTGTACTCGAACCAGCGTTGATAGGTCTTGTAGAAGCTGTCATTTACCTAAAAACAGGACAAGTATATACAGGAGATACTACCATTAACTTTGACGACTCTATTATAGAAGATATGGCCGAAGTAAAACGTCAAGCTATGATTGAATATAATGCTGGTATTATTGATAAAGTAGAATATATGATTCGCGTTTATAAAATGAATAAAGACGAGGCTATAAAGAAGATAGAAGAAATGGAATCAAGAAAACCTAAAGAAGAAACTTACGAGGTATAGTGTATGCCTAATGATAAAAAGTTACAAGAAATTTACGAAAATATAGAAAGCGATTTACTTCGCAACATAGCTAGTAGATTAGATGTAACAGAAATAGACGGTGGCACATTAGAATGGCATACACGAAAACTTAATGAATTGGGTATGTTAAATTCTAAGAATGTTAAGCTATTATCTAAATATACTGGAAAAACCGAAAAAGAAATCAAAGAACTATTAAAAAAGGCTGGCTATGATAATATAGAGGAGCAAGCTTTTAAAGAGGCTTATAATTTAGGAACACTAGAACAAAAGCCTGTTAGTTTAATGAAATCAGAAGCATTAAAGTCAATTTTAAATACTTCAATAAATAATTCTATTGATTCATTTAATCTTGTTAATACAAAGGCTTTAGAAAGTGCCAACGAAGAATACTTGAAAATAATAAATCAAGTCTATTTAGAGACTTCACAGGGCATTTATGATTATGCTACATCAGTTAGAAAAGCAACTACTAAGTTAGCTGAGAGGGGGATTACAGGAGCAACTTATATGCGTTCTGACGGTACTCACATAAGAAGAACCTTAGAAAGTGCTGTTCGTATGCAAATATTAACCTCTAATAATCAATGTATGTCAAAAATGCAAGAAGAACGTGCTAAAGAGTGGGGGTCAAATCTGGTAGAAGTTTCTTCTCATATAGGAGCACGCCCTAGCCACGCTGAGTGGCAGGGCAAAGTGTATATGCTCGTAGGTTCAAGCGATAAATACGCTAACTTTTATGAAGCAACTGGATACGGAACAGCTGGAGGGTTATGTGGAGTTAATTGTAGGCACACATTTTATCCTTATTTAGAGGGAGTAAGCGAAAAAAGCTATAAACACTATAATTTGAGTGAAAATAAAGAACAGTACGAAAAAGAACAAAAACAGCGTATGTTAGAACGCAAAATTAGAGTTGAAAAGCAAAAAATAGTAATGGCCGAAGCTAATAACGATAGTGTAATGCTAGAAAAAGCAAGCGTAAAACTGAAAGAACGTCGTACAAACTTAGAAAAATTTATTGAGCAAAATAATCTTATGAAAGACTCTTCAAGAGAATATACTTATGGCTTTAATAGGTCGCTATCTCAAAGGGCTAGCACTATAAATCGTACGGTTGAAAACAAAGCTAATTCAATGTATAATTTAGGAAGCACAAAGGAAAATGTTAAAGCTTATTTTAAAGACCAGCCAATAAGAGAAAAGATAAAAACTGAATATGATTTAAGTTTGTATCCTGAATCAAAATGGAATAAACACGATCCAACCAATAAGAATTATGACGGGATATCAAGTCAAGTTACTATTACAAAAAAGGAAACAGTTGATTTAATTAAAAAATACGCTGGTACAGGAACGATCGAGCGAAATAGTAGTGGTGGTTGGAGAAATCAAGAAACAGTTATGGCTGATAAAGTAATTGGCAAAGTTTTAGACTTAGATAATAACTGGGTAGAAACAAAGGCTTTTAAAATACATTATTCCGAGAAAAAGGGAGTACACATTGTTCCAACACTTAAAGGAGTTGAAAAGAAATGACAGAATTAGAATTTTTAAAGCATTTCGAAAAATATGTAAAAGTAACATTAAAGAACAACAGTATTATAGAGGGGTTTTGTAGTAGCTTTTGTAGAAGTAATGACGATTCTGCAGGAAGAGCTAATATAACAATAAATACTGAAAACGGTGCTGTTATTGTAAATTACGAGGAAGTAAAAGAAATCAAAACTATTACACCTTGATTACACTCTTTTAATGATAATATGATATCGTAATAATTTATAGAAAACTAGCTGAAGCTGGTTTTTTTTAATTATGTTTTTACTCGATTACAAGAGAATAAAACTGTTAAATCGACTTTTACTGCCTACAAGCAGAATAAAAACTGAGGAGGAGAAAGAATATGGATTGGTTAAAAGAAATTTTAACAAAAGCAGGAGTTGAAGAAGGAACAGTAACTTCTATTTTGAATAGTGTTAAGGAAGAAGTTCCCAAGTATTATGTACCTAAGAATGACTTTAATGAAAAAGCAACAGCAGTTAAAACACTTACTGCAGAAAAGGAGACACTTACATCTCAACTAGAAGAATTGAAAAAAGTAGATCCTACTAAGCTTAATGAAGAAATAGGAAAGTTACAAAAGGCTAATGAAGAATTAGAGAATAAAAGTAAAAAAGAATTAGCAGATGTTAAACGAATGAGTGCTATTGATTTAGCGATTGCTAACTCAAAAACTATTGACGCTATATCTTTAAAAGCTCATTTAGATTTAGATAAAATTACTTATGACGAAAAAACTGGCACTTTATCTGGTTTAGACGAACAAGTAAACAATATTCGCGAATCTAAAAAGTATTTATTCGAAGAAGCTCCTACAAACGGAGGTATGCCACAGGGTGGAATACCAAAACCAGAAAAAAGTCTTCACGACGAAATTTTGGAAAATGTATTTGATAATAAATCAAATTAAAAAAATAGGAGGAAAATTTTATGGCATTAACTTTAGCACAAGCTAAGCAATTATCTGATAGCAAATTGACTAATCAAATAATTGACGAATTTAGAAAAAGTCCACTTTTAGACGCATTAACATTTGATAATACTGTTAAACCTCAAGGTGGCAAAACATTAGCATATGTATATAATCGCATTACTACTCAACCAGTTGCTGGAACAAGAGCGGTAAATGGAGAATACACAGCTCAAGAAACAGTTACAAGTCAACAAACTGTTAATTTAAAAATTATGGGCGGTTCATACGAATTAGATCGTGTAATTGCCGACGACGAAAAACAAGTTGTAGATCAAATTGAGTTGCAAACAACTCAAAAGGCAAAAGCAACAGTAGCCGTATTTAATGATTTATTCGTTAATGGTAACTCAGCTACTACAGCAACTGAATTTGACGGAATTGATAAAGCAGTTACTGGTTCAACTACAGAAAGAAATACTGGGGCAGTTATTGATTTATCTGATTCTGATAAAATCGATACAAACTACAAGAAATTCTTATATCAAGTAAGAAAACTTGAGGCTTCAATGGACGGCAAACCAACTCACTATTTAATGAATAGTGATTTATATGCTGTATTCCAAACTATTGCTGATAGAGTACCTAATATTCACTATGTGAAAAACGAATTAGGCGACGAAGTATTAAAATATGGAAATGCTTTATTAGTTGAAATGGGTGATAAAGCTGGTACTTCAAATCCGATTATCGCCAATGCCAGTAAGAATGTTGGCTCAACAGCATATACAGGTCTAACATCTTTATACGCTGTTAGATTAGGCATAGACGGAGTTCACGGTGTAAGTCCAGACGGAAATAAACTAATCAAACACTATTACCCTGATTTCAAAACAGCTGGAGCAGTTAAAAAAGGTGAAGTTGAGCTCGTTGGAGCTATTGTTGTTAAAGCAACTAAATCTGTAGGTGCTATTAGAAATATTAAAGTAGCTTAACAAAATTGAGACCTTTCCCTTTGATTAGAGAAAGGTCTTATTGTATTTAAAAATATATGGAGGTATAAAATGATAACTATTAAAACACCTGTAGCAGGCTATAACGGTATAGATTGCGGTGTAAAATTTGAAAATGGAGTTGGAGTAGTTGATACTCTAGCGGAACACGTTATAAACTGGTTCAAAGACCAAGGCTATATTGTTGAAATAGATAAATCATTAGAGGAAAAAAAATCTAATAGTGAAGATCTAGAAATTCAGCAAGAATTAAATGACGGAAGTCCAGAACCAACGCCTGTAGTAAGTCAAGATAATACTAGCGATAAAACTATAGACGACTTAAAAAAAGAAGCAAAAGCTTTAGGGATTGAAAGCATTAGAAACAAGGCTACAAAAGCCGAAATCATTAAACTTATTAATGATAAGAAATTAGAATTAGAAGCTTTAACACCCCCAGAAGCACAAGAAGGCGGAAGTCCAGAACCAACGCCTGTAGTAAATGCAGAGAATACAAAGGAAGAGGAATAATATATGTATAATGTATATTCCCCTGATTCAAGTTTCAACGGCGAATATGCTGGATACAAGTTCGATAAAGGAGTTTGCACTACTGAATTGGACGAAAACTTGAAACAATGGTTTAAAATGTTAGGGTTTAAAGTGGAAAAAGCTAAGGAATTTATCAATACTGCAGTAGTAATTGATAAGCCAAATAATGAGAAAAATAAAGCAAAAGAAAATCAGGAAAAGTAGGTGGTTTTATGAATTATATAGATTATGCTTTTTATAAAGAATTTACTGGCTCTAATATGGGCTTGCCTACATTTAATGAGTTAGTAGAAATAGCAAGTCGTATAATTGATGTAAAAACTATGAATAAAGCTACATATTTTAATGAGTTTCCAGAAGCTACCAAAGTTGCTATAAAGAAAGCTACTGCTAGTCAGTTAAGAAAACTTGAAAGTGACGGAGGAGTTAATACTATAGATAAGGGAAATATAGAAAGTGAATCTATTGGAAGTTATAGTTATAAAAGAGCTTCTAAAAGCGAGCAAAAAGTAGAAACGATTAATGGTATAGAAGTTAGCCCTATGGTTGACGTATATCTATTACCTACTGGCTTGCTTAATAGAGCCATAAGAGGTATTTAATTATGTTTCCACACACTATCACTATATGGAATAAAATCGCTAGTAATCATACTGGCGGGTTCACTTATCATAGAACTGTTGTAAGCGGAGTAAGATATGAAATAACTTCAGCTAAAACTTCTACTAAAGAAGGGAGCAGTAACACTAGTTCAATTAATATATATGTTTTCTTAAATAAAATAAATAATGATTCTAAGTATATTGACCCAGAATTATTCAAAGAAATGTCATTAAAAGATAATTACTTTACTTTTGACAATGACACTTATGTAGGCGTAGGAGATATAGATAATAAAATGCCTAGTGGAAAACATTTTTTATTGGACGAAATCAAGCCTGTTTATGCTTTGGAAAATGAAATACATCATTTTGAAATAAAAGGCTCATAATGAATGTAAAAATAGATTTTAACAAAGAAAAATGTATTAATTCTTTTAAACCTGGATATCAAAGAGCAAGAGAATGGCTAAAAAATGAAGTGGCAAAAGACACTAATGTATTTACCCCATTTAAAAGTAATGCACTTAGATCAAGTGTTATTCCTAGCATAGGAGATTCAAATGATTACTTGGTTTGGAGTGTTGTTTATGCTTCTTATCAATACTACGGCAGTTGGTTAGACGGTTCACACGTTATAACTCACCATAGTCAACCAGGAACTGATACTTTTTATTTTGAAAGAGCTAAAGCCATTCATAAAGCAAAATGGGTAAGAGTTGCTAAAGAATTAGCAGGAGGTAGATATTAAATGAATAATAACAACAATATAATTCGAAGCAATACGGAGGCTTTAATAGTTAAAGGTGTACTAGACTATATTAATGAGCATATAGAAGATATTGGTTTGCCTTGTGAAATAGAATTGGAGGACATTGCTCCGAAAGGAATGTCAATGTCATTACAACAAATTACAGGGGACAAATATACAAGCAAAGATATAGTTGGAAACGAAAATGGTAGTTTTCCTTTTGCTATTTATTCTCAAAACACGAACGTTGATAAGTTAGATATTATTACACCATTATGGAATATATCTAAATATTTTGACGGTCATAACCAAGAAATAGAATTAAATAATAGTATAACTGTAAATATAGAAATGACTGGGACACCAGGGCTATATAGTCGTTCAAAAGACGGTACAGTTATATATCAAGCTATTTATAAGGTTGAATACTATAAGGAGGTAAATTAAGTATGAAAAAACCATTAGCAAATAATCGTGTAATTGTTATTGACGATAAAACTGGTGCTAGTAATAAACCAAACTATGTAAGAATCGGTAAGGGTTTTACTAACTTTACTAAAGCTAGTAACTCTACTATCGACCAAAAGTTTTATATTGACGAAGCTGGCAAAGGGACTTCTAATAAAACTGGTATGCAAACAGTTTATTCTTTAACTGGAGATAGAATTGTAGGAGATCCAGCTAACGACTTTATTGTAAGTTGTTATGATAAATTAGGCGACGACGTTATCACTACAGCTATTCAATATGACGAGTACGCTCCAGCTACTGGAAGTGCTGGTTCTTATGAAGCTAAAAAGTTTGAGGTAATGGTTAACTGTACTAACGACGGTTCTGGAGACGGTGGTGGTGTTTTAGCTGTTGAAGCTGAAATTCACCAAAACGGTCAAGAAATCGAAGGTACATATAATCCTACTACTAAGACTTTTACAGCTAATAGTTAGTAAAAAAATATGGAGGAAAAAATATGGAAAATGAAATTGAAAATAAAGTAAATACTGTTCCTACAACTAATAATACCAACGAAATAGAAATAAAACTTCCAGATACTGTAAAAAAATTAACAATAGACGGCCAAGTATTTCTGTTTAATACCGATAGTATACAGTTGCTAAGAGATATTGAAAATTTAGGAGAAGAAGTCAAAGACTTAGAGGCTAACAGTGATATGGAAGAAATGCAGAAATTTACTGTTATTGTTGATAAGTGCAGGAAGGGTATAGATCTAGCTTTAGGAAACGGAGCTTTTGTTAAAATCTTTGGAGATAATATGGACTCTTACTTACGTCCTACATATCTGTTAAGTCAATTAGTTAGTATCTGTCGTCAAGCTACACAAGATTTCGTTGAGTTTCAATATTCTTCTGTTGATAATGTTAGAGAATGAATGTTTTGATTAGTGGACTACCGAAGACAGTAAATGTTAACGGTAGTCCTTTTTTTATAAAGCAAAATTTTTCTGTTTGGATTGCTTTTACTAAACTTATGTTAGATAAGAACATTCCCTTCTATGAAAAAATGTTGCGTTCAATACAATTATGCTTTTATAAGGATAATATTCCACCACATAAAAAAAGCCAAGATGTATATAGTGCATTTATGGCCATTATGTGGTTTTATACAATGGGAGAAGAAACAAACGAAAATAACGACAAAAAAGTCAATAAAGATAATCCTAGAATACGTCAAAAACCTTTAAGAATACTAGATTATGATTACGATCAAGAATATATAGTCGGTGCTTTTCAACAACTATATGGAATTGATTTAACTGTAGAGAATATTCATTGGTGGAGATTTAAGATGTTACTTAATAGTTTGACTAAAGAAACTAAATTGGTAGAAATTATGGGATACCGAGCTATGGATATAAATCCTAAATGGGACGAATCACATAAAAAATTCTATAAAAAAATGAAAATACTATATGCTCTACCTGACAATAGAACAGAAGAGGAAAAAGAAAGAGACTTCCAAGAACAACTAAATATTGCTCTAGGAGGTGGTTAAAAATGGCTAGACAGCCAGACGGCAGTATCGTCATAGATACTAAAATAGACGATACAAAATTAAAAAAAGGAATAAGCGGGATAGGCGAAAGTTTAAAAGGAATAACAAAACTTATAGCCACCGCTTTTTCTATTAAAGTTATTTATAATTTTTCGAAAGCTTGCATTCAATCAGCCTCTGATTTAGGGGAAGTGCAAAATGTTGTTGATGTAGTGTTTGGCAATAGTGCAGATATTATAAATAATTTTGCTAAAAATGCTGTTAAGAGCTTAGGATTAAGCGAATTATCAGCCAAAAGATATGCTTCTACTATGGGAGCAATGTTAAAAAGTATGAAGCTAACGGATAAGCAGGTGCTGGTAATGTCTCAAAATTTAACAGCTCTAGCTGGAGATGTTGCTTCATTTTATAATTTATCGGGAGACGAGGCTTTTGCCAAGATACGTTCTGGTATTTCTGGAGAAACCGAACCGTTAAAGCAATTAGGTATTAACCTATCAGTCGCTAATATGGAAGCTTATGCTTTGTCAAAAGGAATTACAAAATCATATAACTCAATGACACAAGCCGACCAAGCGATACTAAGATACAATTACCTATTAGATGTTACAAAAGACGCTCAAGGCGATTTTGCCAGGACATCAAGCAGTTGGGCTAACCAAACTAAAATATTATCGGAACAATGGAACATTTTTAAAAGTGTCTTAGGTGGTGCATTTATTCAAGTATTAACACCAGTTATTAGAGCTATAAACTTACTTTTAGAAAAACTTATTTTAGCTGGTAAATATTTTCAAAAGTTTGTTTATATGTTAACTGGAGTAAAACCAGAATCGAGTAGTGCTAGTACAGCGATATCTTCTTTAGGCGATAGTCTAGATGACGCTACGGATAAGGCGAAAAAAACTAAAAAAGCTTTAGAAGGGCTTCAAAGTTTCGATAGATTAAATGTGCTAGATAATAGTAGTGATAGTGATAGCTCTGGTAGCGGTGGATCTGGTATGAAAATATCAGATTCTTATGACTTTGGAGATATTACTTCAGCTAAAGACATATTTGATAGTACAGCTGACGATATTGATAAAAAATTAGAAGAATTAAGAAATAAATTAGTAAGTGTATGGAATAGTGATGTAGTACAGTCTTTTGCTTATGCAGTAAAGTCGTATATACAATTCATTTACGATTTTTCTGTAGATATGGCTCAAGCACTTTGGGACAATATCACGACAACCTGGGAAGGAATAAGCACAGATATTGAAACAATCCTAGCCAATCTTACTGAGCTATGGATTTTATTTTGGAGTGATTTAGGAGACACTATTAATGAGTATTCACAGCCTATAATTGACGGAATGGTTAATTTATTCAATTCAGTATGGAAAGACGCTATAGATCCATTAATAAAGAATGTTACTAAAATGTGGTCGGAATTTACTAGTATTCTTTTGGAATTATGGAAAAAATACGGAAAAGATATATCAGATAATATTGGCGAGTTTGTAAAAACAACTATAGGGTTATTCCAATCAATTTGGGATAAGGTTATAGAACCAATTATTACTCCTTTTTTAGAGGCATTAAGTTGGCTATGGGACAATCATTTAAAAGGAATGATTGAATCACTAGGAGAATTTATAGCTACTTTAATCAATGGGGCATTAGAGGTGTATAACAAGTTTATTGCTCCTATTGTAAATTGGCTATTAAAAGTTTTAGAACCTGCTTGGACTGCTTATACAACAACTGTTGCAGGACTTGTTGGTACTCTTTTTGCACAAATATCAGATTTTGTTAGTGGTGTTCTTAAAGTATTTAAAGGGCTTATTAATTTTATAGTTGGTGTATTTACTCTAGACTGGAAAAAGGCTTGGGAAGGGGTAAAAGACATATTCTCTGGTATCTGGGATATGATTGCAGGCATAGCAAAAAGTATGATTAATGCAATAATTGACGTGCTTAATGGCTTTATATCAGGGATAAATAAGATTAATTTTGATGTACCAGATTGGGTTCCAATTATTGGTGGTAAAAAATGGGGATTTGACATACCTAAGATTAACAAGTTTGAAAATGGAGGAGCCTTGCACGAAAAAACATTGGGGGTTTTAGCTGAATATAATAATGCAAGATTTAATCCAGAAATTGTTTCTAAAGAGAGTGAAATGGCCAAAGTGTTTGACGAAGGTTTAAATAAGTTCGCGAATAAAATAAGTAATAAATCAGGAAAAATGAGTGGAACAATGACGTTGGTAGATACTAACGGGGTAGCCTTGGGTAAGGTTTTCGTTGAAGCTGTAGACGCCTATAGCGACGAGTTAGGCTACAATCCACTCTAGGAGGTGCAGTATGAATGACGACATAATATTACAGCAAGCACTGGATTCTTTAACTTATGATCCAATATATTCATTATGCTACATAGAATATGAAGGACAATATGTTAAAGTTCCAAAAGTTCTAAGTGTAGAGCCTCTTTTAAACCCAGTAGAAGGGTCAGCGGAGCGTAATGCTGAAGCTGACCTTACAACATACGAAGTTGCAAGGGTTCCAGACTTGAAAATGACGGTTGGCAATACAACTTTTAAAGAAGCAATGTTAATCTTACGAATGGTTAAGAAAAAGCCTTTTAAGGTTAAATGGTACAACTTGGAATCAGGACAATATTATATTAATGACTATTATTGTCCTGGTATTCAATATTCCTATAAGCCAACTAAGGACGGCTGTAAAGAAGCTAGTATCGAGCTAATAGCATATAGAGATGTTGAAAGAGGCCGATACAATGAATAATCAATACTTTAATCAATTAACCCAAAGAATAAAAGCGTATATACGCTATAGAGATCCTACCGCTCCCGCTTATTATGACGGGGGCGATAGTCAATCAATATATGAGGACGAAATAGACGGTGGTTTATCAAATTCAATTTATGAATCTAGCCTAGATGTTGATAGTGGCACAGCTGACGGTGCAGACGAGTATATTTATATATATTCGTCAACTGACCTTCAAGAAATAGAAATAACAGACAATATAGAAAAGATATTTGGGTGTTTTAATGCTAAAACTTCTAAAATAAAGATATTGAATCCAGTATATTCAAGTGGAAAGTTAAAATATAATGTTTCAGATAAAGATATTGAAATTTATTTTGGCCACGAAGAAAATGGAACAACTATCTATCGTAAAAAAGGAACGTTTAGAGTAAAGCAACCAAATAATAAAACTGTAACAGATAATACGACCTTTGAATTACAAGATTTATCAATATTATTAGATACGCCTTGTACTATTAATTTTGAGTATCCTTGCACAAGATTACAAATCATTCAACAAATATGTAATAAATTTGGCTTTATCCTTGCTACACCAGACTTTTGGTGTTCTGGTATGACGATAGAAAGTCAGTTCTATAAATCTGGTGCTACTTACCGAGAAATAATAAGGATTATTGCTGAATCAAGCTTATGTAATGCTAAATTAGGCGACGACGATAGATTGTATATTAAATCATACAACAATACAGATTATGTGTTAAAGCCTAGGGTATATAAATCACTTAATATAACTGAAAAATTTGGATATGTTAATAGGGTTGTATTAGCCGAAACTGACGAAAGTGGCTCTTCAGATTATGATGTTGTTATAGCTGAAAATGAAGAAAGTATAAAAGCTAATGGAATTAGTGAAGTAAAAATATCTAATAATATGATACTTAACTTTGACAGAGAACAGTTTGCTCCACTATTGTTGGGACAGCTCGAAAACTTTTATTATTATGGCTTTACTAGTGAAATGGTTTTGGGAAATTATGAATTAGATCACGACTTTATTACTTTGCTGGATAAACAAGGTAATCAATATAAAAGCATTCTTATGAATATTTATTACAAATATAATGGTGCGTTTAAATCTAAGGTTAGTTCTCCAACAACTTCTAAAACTAAACAAGAATATCCAGGAGCAGGACGCATAGGTCAAATGATAAAAAATACTATGCTTAATGTTGATAAAGTAAAAGGAATTATAACTGCTATAAATGAATCGACTGACGATTTAAACAAAAGATTAACTAAAATTGAAATGTCTTCAGATAGTATAACTACAACTATAGAACAATCGGGAAGTGATAACCTAGTAAAAAATAGTGTAGGATATGCCTGGGAAAATGATAATACTAATATTCCAAAATTTTGGCGATTAGTATCTGGAACTATTGATTTTATAGAAAATGATTGGACTAGAATAAATAGCTTATCTGGCAGGGCTTGGCTATTAAAAAACGGAAAGATAGAGCAAGAAATATCGGTTACGACTGGTAGAACTTATACTTTATCTTTTTTAATTGAAAAAATATCAGCCTTAGGCACTTGCAGTATAAATGTGGAAAATGGTTCAGAAACGATTGTTTATAACCAGTCTATGTCTGACACAGAATATAGCTATACTTTTACGGCAATAGGTAATTCAATAAAAATAATTTTATCAGCAAATGATACAGAGTTATTTGTTACAGATTTAATTATAAATACTGGAGAAAACAAGCAACAATGGAAACAAGCTACAGGAGAATTATACACATCAGAAGTGTTAGTAGATATAGACGGTGTAATGATTAAAAATAATCTTTATTCAGGATATACAATTATATCTCCTAGTGAGTTTGCTGGTTATTATTTAACAAATGGAAGATATACAAAGGTATTTACTTTAAATAAGGATACAACTTGGGTTACTAAATTACATTCGGAAGAAAGTGTGGAAATTGGATCAGAAACAAATGACATCAAAACTTTGTTTGTGGCCGTATCAGGAGGCTTAGACATAGTTTTAAAGGAGGGAACATAGAATGGCAAGTATAAATCCCAACATATTAGATTGTAGATATAGTCCACACGTATCAGGCAAAACAGATAATCGTTGTCGAATAACTGTAACTGAGATAACACAAGACATAAATGCTAACCAAACGAGGATAAAAGGTAAAGTAACTGTAGAAGGAACACCTTATTCTTATTTATATGCGTTATTAGTACAAATCGGCGGTAAAACAATATATGACCATCATACGGGTGGTGCAATACTTACCAGTTGGAAAGCAGGACAAGTAATTTGTACTTTTGACGAAATATATGATAATAACCCAGACGGTACATTAACTTTATATGCTTATATTAAGCAGATGTTCTATTATGGAAATGGAAATTCTAGTCGTTGGAATAATCCTAATTTTTATCAAGATAATGATACTAATATGGTATGTTCTACTATTCCTAGGACAAGTTCTATAACCTCAGGTGCTGACTTTACTAAAGGCGATAGCGTTACTGTATCAATTAGTAGAGCTAGTAGTGATTTTCAACATACGGTACAATTTTTTGTTGGTAATACTTTAATAAGAGAAGTATATGGAGTAGCTACAAGTACAACGTGGACTCCAACTCAAGGCGAAGTGGAAACAATGCTAAGCAAAGATATGTCTTCTAGAATTGTTGTATTAACTTATAATAATGGTAATTATATAGGATACAGTGAGAAATATGGAACGGCTTATAATCCAACTACCAGTTACATACAAAACGATTTTAATTTGACCGTCGGCGGTGGAATATCTTTTGAAATAGCTAGAAATAAATCATACTATACCCATTCATTAGAAATAAGTACGATTTTTAATGGAATAACGACATTAATAAAAACAATTACAAATATAGGAACAAATACTGATTGGACTCCTAATTCTTCAGAACTGACTGCCATTTATGACGCAATGAAAGCGACTTCTGAAGCAGTTTTATCAGTTAAATGTATAACTTATTCAAGAGGTGCTAACATTGGTAATACGACCAAACCAGGAAGAATAATTATAAGCGAAGGTGGCAATGAGCCAATTTTTAATGATTGGACTTATAAAAATAAAAACGAAATTTCCAACGATATTTTAGGTACTAATCAAGTAATGTTACAAAATAACAATTCGATTTTAATTGTATGTGATAGTGCAACAGCAAAAAATGGAGCTTATATATCTAAATATCAAGTGGTTGTTAATAATACGGTATATGAAACAACAGACATAGACGCTAGAGAAATCACAATACCAGTCCTAAAGTTAAGTGGTTCGGTATTATTTCAAGTAAGAGCTATAGATTCAAGAGGGTTCAGTAAAACGGTAGAAAAAAAGATACAGTTTATACCTTATACAGAACCAGATATATCACAAATTAGTCTAGAAAGACACAATAGCTATGACGAAGAATCAAAAATGAAATTATCAGGAATAATATCCTTAATTTCATATAATAACCAAAGTAAAAATGAAATAGTGGAATTTAAGTATAGATTTAAAGACAATACTACATCAGAATATGGTGGTTGGGTTGATATACTAACTAGTACAATACCAGATACTGCACAAAAATTCCATTATGATAATGATACAGGAAAATTTTACTTAGACGAAACAGAGATTGGTAATTTTGATAAAGATAAGACATATCAATTCGAATTTGTTATTAGAGATAAAGTGAATACTTATACATTCTCTGGCTTATTAATAAATGGCTTGCCATTAATAGCTTTGAGGAAGGAACGAGTCGGAATTAATTGCGTTCCAGATATAAATGGCAAACCAGGCTTATATATCAATGGCAATTATGTTGCCTTTGAAAAAACAATATATGAAGGTTCCAATAGCATTAATAACATTATTTATGACGAAGAATTAAATAATCCTACTTATGTAATTATTGAATATCAGGCTGATAAATTAAACGGAAGTGTTAGAATTGATAATCCTATTGGAAAACAAGTTTCACTTATAATTGTTGACCCTGCAACTATGACACTATATTCGAAAGCTATAACTATCACAGAAACAGGGATTCAGGTCAATTCACAATCTAAAACAATTCTAGGTGGTAATAGTTCAAACAGTAATGATATAGCTATTACTAGGGTAATCAAAGGAAATTAAGGAGGAAAAATGGAGATAGTAATTCAAATAGGAAGCTATATATCAGCCGTCTTAATCATAATTAGAGCTATTGATTCAATTTTTGATAAAAAAATGACATCACTAAAAACGGAAGTAGTTAATACAAACAAGAAGATTGATAATAACGAAAAGGACGATTTAAGATACAAGATACTAAGTTTTGCTAATTCTTTACATAATGGCGATAGTCATACAAGGCAAGAGTATGAAACTATATTTATGTTTTATGACAAATACGAAGCTATTATAAAAAGCTTAGAAATTACCAACGGTTATTTAGAAACCGAAATGGCATTTATAAGAAAAACTTATGAAGCCAAGTACATGGAGGTATAAATTGAAAAAAATATATGAAATATATGTAGATTTTATAAATGGCATAATGGAAGCCAATAAGCCTATTCAATTAGTGTGTAATGATAATGATACAGCAGTATTAAGGTTTAATATTAAAGAAGAAATGTTAAATACAAGAAAAGTCATTAAGTTTAAATTCTCTGACGGTACAAGTTTCGTGGACGAGTTAAAAAACAATGAATATGTGTTATCAGCTGGCTTTTTGAGTAAAAAAGGGAATATAAAATACGAATTATGTGTGTATGATCTAGTTAATGAAGTAGAACGTTTAACTAATTTTACTATTGGTACTCTATTTATTAGGGAAGAGTTAGTGAATGAAAGCGATTCAATAGAGTTAGACGATAGATTACCAATCTTAACGGATTTGATTAAGGAGGTAAAAGGAATTGAAGCTGAAGCTAAAATAATGGAAATAGACGGTGGAACTTCTAATACTAAATTCGATAATGGAGGTGGTGCATAATGGCACAAAGAATTAGAATAAGACGAGACACATCAGAAAATTGGAAGAAATATAATCCAGTTTTATCACTTGGAGAACAAGGTTATGAAACAGATACACGACAATTAAAAATAGGAGACGGGACAACAGCTTGGAATTCATTAGATTATTATAGAGGATTCTTCAGCACTACATTGCAAAGAAAGCTAGAAGGAATAGAAAGCAAAGCCGAAAAAAATAAAATAAACAGTATTTCAATAAAAAGAGCAACTACTTCAGTTCCAGTCTCTCCAGACGCTGAAGGAAATGTTAACATAGATGTTTCAAACAAAGTTGATAAGGAGTCTGGCAAGGGATTATCTTCAAACGATTATTCTAAAGAGGATAAAAACAAATTGGCTGGTATTGAATCTGGTTCGCAAAAAAATATTATAGAAAAAATATTTGTTAATGGAATTGAGCAAACTGTTAATGAAAACAAAGAAGTTTATTTAGCAATAGAAAATAAAAAGAAGTATGGCGTAAGGAGAAAGCTTGATAATAATAGTTCTAGTGCGTGGGAAAGAATTGGAGATTCCATTGGATTAGTTGCCAATGCTTGTAAAAATGGAAATAATGACGTTCAAAATGATTTTGATTCCATTTATCCTTGGAATAAAATAATTAGTTATAATTACAACATATCAACACATCAAAGAGTAGCAGATTATGGCGATTCAGATTTTGCTTTTGACGGTTCAAATGGAATTGTTTTAACCGAGATTCCAGAATTCTATTACCAGAGATATGTTGAAAAAGACGAAACTGACGGTTATACTTACGAGTATATTTGGGTTAGTGAATACGCAATAAGAGGCTTTAAAAAATCCAAAAGATTTTCAGTCGGAAGATATGAAAGCTCTTGGGACGGTTCTAATCTATTGTCTATAAGTGGTGTTTTTCCTAAAGTAGCACAAACTATAGCTTGGTTTAGAACCCAATCAAAAAATCTAGGAACTGGCTTTGGCCAACAGGATTATAGAATAGAGCTAATAAAATTTCTTTATTTAGTAGAATATGCTGATTATAATTCACAAAATACATTAGGATATGGAGAGTGTGGATACCGACAATATGATAAAGATACTGCGTTAGTAGCGGAAACAAACGTTAATAGAATAATTGTTTCAACTGCTGTAGGAAAATTATTTGATGTTGGCCAAGCGATAGGTATAGGTCATAACGGGTGCTGGAATAATAATGTGGCAAGTGATAGAATCATTACATCAAAAGAAGATTACGATTCAGGAGATATAACTGGAACTGCAGTTTATTTTAGTGGTAATCCAGTAAATATAACAACTAATAGTGTATTACATACCTCAGCTCAATCTACAGGTAAATGTGATTCTCTAGGAATGAAATCAGGTTGCTTGAATAGTGCTTCAAGAAATGCTATAATTTATCGTGGTATCGAAAATATTTTCGGTAATATATGGAAATTTGTCGACGGAATTAATGTGAAGGATTATGAAGCCTACGTATGTATGGAACCAGATAAGTATGTTTCAGATAAGTTTGTAGATCCTTATGTCAAACTTGGCTATGGTTTATTTAAACCTGTTGAAGGTTCTTCTTCTACTGCAAGAGAGGGTTATGCAAAATCATTGGGGTATGACCCTAATGTTCCTGAGATAGCTCTTACTACTGAAGTTGGTGGATCTAATAATACTTATATGACAGACTATGCCTTTATAAATAATAATACAAGGATAGCCTTGCTGGGCGGTTATTGGAGTTATGCTACTATTGCGGGCTTGTGGTGCTGGAATTGCAGTCTTACATCAAGTCATGCAACGATCAATCTCGGCTCCCGCCTTCTTCTAAACCAGAATTAGTGGGGGACAGGGGGCGACCAGCCCCCATAAAAACAAAAAAGTCGACGATAGTCGAAAAATTAATATAAATATTTTGGGATTTAGTATGTGGAACCGTGGGTTTGAGTTTCTGTCCTTAGCCTTGCTGGGCGGTAATTGGAATAATACAACTAATGCGGGCTTGTGGTACTGGAATTGCAATAATACATCAAGTAATACAACGATCAATCTCGGCTCCCGCCTACTTATATATAGAAATCATTACATACTATTTTCCATAGCACTTGCTAAAAATAAAGTCGATTCTGGGTTGGGTTAGTAGGTATATCTCGAAAACCTGACAGACGTATATAAGAATTAGGAGCCAGAATTATGAAAAGAATAGGAAATATTTATGAAAAAATTACCTTATTAGGTAATATTGAGTCGGCTATAATGAAAGCCTCAAAAGGCAAAAAGCAAAGAAAAAAGGTAGAGAAAATCTTAGATTACCCTACCTTTTATGCTTTACAAATTCAAAAGATGTTAAAAGAAAAAACTTATAAACCAAGTCCATATTATGAAATGACAATACTTGACGGAGTAAGAAAGAAAAAAAGAACAATATTTAAACCACAATTTTATCCAGATCAAGTAATACATTGGGCTTTAATGTTACGATTAGAGCCAATACTTCTAAAGAGTATGTATGAGCTATGTTGTGCTTCTATAAAAGGTAGAGGCATTCACTATGGTAAACGATATATTGAAAAAATTTTAGTTAATGATAGAAAATATACAAAATATTGTTTAAAGCTAGATATAAGACATTTCTATCCAAGTATAGATAAGAATATTCTAAAACAAAAGTTTAGAAAGAAAATAAAAGATAAGGATACCCTTTGGCTAATAGATACAATTATAGACAGTTCAGAATCTGGAGTGCCAATAGGAAATTATACAAGCCAATGGTTCGCTAATTTTTACTTAGAAGATTTAGATCATTACATAAAAGAACAACTAAAAGTAAAATATTATGTAAGGTATATGGACGATATGGTTTTATTTTCAAATAATAAAAAAGAACTTCATAAAATAAATAAAAAAATAGCTGAATTTTTACAAAAGGAACATCTTACAATAAAAGATAACTGGCAATTATTTAAAACTGAAAGTAGACCATTAGACTTTTTGGGATATAGATTCAATAGAGATTCAGAAACTAAAGAAGTTTATACAACTTTAAGAAAAAGTAATTTTTTGAGGTTTAAAAGAAGAATAAAGAAAATATATAAAAAGTCATTAAGGAATATTGAGCAAAACAAGCCTAAATACAGTTTTAAAGACGCTTGTGCTGTAATGAGTATAATGGCGTGGGTCAAAAAAAGCGACGGGTATGGATACTTAAATAAATATATACTAAATTATATTGATATTGCTGATTGTAAGGAGGTAATAAGATATGAAACAAGAAAGCGACAGCAAACCATTAAAAAATTATGAAATTGAAAATATAAAGGACGGCAAATGTGATGTTGTCCTTTTTGATTTGAATTCTATCGAAGAAGTAGAATCTATTTCAGAAGACGGAGAAGCGAAAGTTCTATATAGATATAATTCATATAGAATAAGAAAAAGTCATAATCAAGGTTTATTAAATATGTTAGATAATGACTTTGAAACAGTGCTAAAATTAGCAATTAAACAGAATTATGATACTGAAGCGAGCAAAATAAGAAAAATAAGAAATAAATTATTAGCAGATACTGACAAAGAAATGGCATTTGATAGACTAAAGCTAGAAATACCAGAAAATATTACTATGGCCAATATTATTAAAGTATTTAAAGACTTTTCTAGTGCTTTATCAGATATTTCTAATTCTGAAATGGCTAAATATAGACAAGAACTTAGGGATATTACTAAACAGGAAGGATTTCCATATAATGTAATATTTCCTAAAAAACCTGAAGATAATTAGATTACACTAAAAATACACTTGAATAGTGTTAAAATGATAATATGAAAATACGACAGAAGCTCATTTATGGGCTTTTTTTGCCGTAAAAATGGAGGTAAAAGTATGCTTAATGATTTAATTACTATGTTTATGTTATTAGTTGTCCTTGGTGTATTGTATGTTGTTAATACGGTCTTGGGCGTGTTGTTAAAAACTCAAGGAACATCTTTTGATATTAAAATCTTCGCAAAAGGTTTATTAAAGGCATTAGTAATAGCACTTGTAGCAATAGGATTTTGTTTTTGTGTAGAGGTAACACCTTTAATTTTAGAAAGAGTTGGAATTACGATAGCAGAAACAAATATTACTCTTATAGAGGTATTTACTGTTGGAATTACAGCATATAAAAAATATGCTACAGATTGCTATAATAAAATCAAAAAATTATTTGAAATTTAGGAGAAAAAACTTATGGAAAATGAAAAAATAAATATTGAAGAACTAAAAATAATTGAAGAACGCATATCAGATTCAGAATATGTAGAAGAATTACCAGAAAATTATACTGAAGTTCCTTCTGGAACTGAAGGAACGATTATGCTTGAAGAAAGTAATATTGAATAGGAGGAACATATATGAAAAAATGGGGAATAGATATCAGTAGTTGGCAAAAAGGAATGGATTTATCTAAAGCAAAAAATGAAGGAATAGAATTTGCAATTTTAAGAGCAGGGTACTCTACAGTTAAGGATAATCAATTCGAAGCTTTTTATTCAAAGTGTAAATCTTTAGGAATACCTGTTGGTGCTTATCTATATTCTTATGCAACAACGGTATCTCAAGCTCAAGCTGAAGCAAAAGCATTATTAAGTTTTTTGAAAGGCAAAAAATTTGAGTATCCAATAATTTTAGATATAGAAGATAAAAAGCAAAAAGCCTTATCTAAAGAATCTAATGACGCTATAATTAAAGCCTTTGGAGAAATAATCGAAGGTGCTGGATATTGGTTTTCAGTCTATACTAATGTTGATTTCTATAAAAATTATTGTAATGGTAAAACATTAAATGCAAAGTATGATTGGTGGATGGCTCGTTGGTCTTCAGTAGCTTATACTGGATATAACTGCGGTATGACTCAATTCGGCGGAGAAACTAACTATATTAGAAGCAATAAGGTTGCTGGTAAGACCGTAGATCAAAACTATGCTTATTATGATTATCCAGCATTAATGAAAAAGTATGGATTGAATGGCTATGCCAAAGAATTTGATAATACAGTTGAGCCAAAGAAAGATGTAGAAACATTGGCTAATGAAGTAATAGCAGGTTTATGGGGCGACGCTAACAGTAATCCAACTAGGAAAGAAAGATTAGAAATCAAAGGTTACAATTATAAAGAAGTACAAAATAGGGTTAATGAAATTTTATACCCAAAAAGTAATAATGCTGAATACTACACAGTAAAAAAAGGCGACTGCTTGTGGAATATCGCTTTGAAATTTTATAAAAATGGTAATATGTATGCAACAATTAAAAAATTAAATAATTTAAAGTCTGATACTATCTATGCAGGACAAAAGCTTAGAATAAAATAAAAATAGCTAACCGTAACTGGTTAGCTTATTTTTTATGCGATAATTAAAGGAAAATAGAAATATAAACGTGGCTTTTATTAATCTCTATCATTAATGTACTAATTCTTC